TCTAGTAATGCGAGTTATGTGTAAACACTGTGGAGGTAAGGCGAGAATCAGTAGCTCTGACCGTATTTCGGTAGACTTCTCTCGATTGTATTGCCAATGCTCTGATGTGAAAAATTGTGGTCACACGTTTGTGATGGATTTGGGCTTTAGTCATACGCTAAACCCACCATCGAGCGTGATAGATCAATTGTTAGTTGAACGGTTTAGGCAAATGCCTGAAGAACGCCAGCAAGAGTTATTTGGCTTTGCTGGTAATTGATCAAGAAGGAAAATGTTAATGAGTAGCACCAACGGTAAAAAGATTGAAAGAGATAATTATCCAACGCCGGTTGTAGCGGTTGAAGCATTATTGAATAAGTTAACTTTACGTCCTGGCGACAAGTTTTTAGAACCTTGTCGTGGTACTCGAAATATATTTGATCGCATTGAGTTACCTGGTCATCAAAAATCATGGGCTGAATTAGGTGAGGGCGTAGACTACCTAACTACGCAGTTCGATAAGCAGGATGTCATTATTACTAATCCACCGTTTAGTTTAACGGTAGAGTTTATTCTAAAGTCATTATCTGAGTTAGCACCAGACGGAACTTTGGTGTATTTACAGCGTGTGAATTTTCTTGGTTCAAAATGCCGTTTAGATTTTTGGGCTGATATTGGTTTTCCAAATAAAACACCGATAATTGTGCCACGTCCTAGATTTGTTCATGGCGGTTCAGATAGTTGTGAGTATATGTGGATGATTTGGGATAGGGGCAATCGCTTTGCTGATATGCCCGATGGATTGAGTCATTTGATTAGCGTCAGTTAGAACACCTCAATAGAGGTTACATTTATTATAATCTGTGAATTAGAGGTTTTATATCACGTGGGGACAAACTAGCTTATTTAAATCCCCTACACTTTATAACCATACAAGGCAGTGTATTCAAGTGAATGTGCTGGCTATATACCCAGTAAACCTTTGAATTAAACTAACTTATAAACTACATATATATTTAGTAATTTGTGGAATTTAAATATCAATTACTATAATATTCTTTGAAATATACATGGAACGTTAGTAGTAAAAAGTAGATTCAATAAAGGAAAACCATGCCGCAGCTGTCACCGATGTCGAAAGCAAATTCAATTCATGAAGAAATTGCTCTTTATTTTAAGTCAAAAAATGAACTTGATAATTTTACAAAGCATAGAATCCAAAAACAAATTAGAGAGCTTGATGATGTAGTTCAGCGAAAAGTATTATCAGCTTTATATCAGTTTCTATGTGGAGAAATTGAGCAAGGTATACAAATATTTGTTGAGACATATAATGATTTTGGATGTGATTGTTATATAACAATGAATCATATATATGCGTTAGTCACAGCTGGATTGAATAAAAAAAGTATAGACACTGCTCTGTATTACGCACAGGAAACACGCGATCCACAAGCTATTCTAAAGTCACTCGATTTATCGACAGAGTATTGCAATTTAGATTCAATGGATCTTTGCTTTGAACTACTTTTACCTATGGAGGCTGGATTGGAATATTTCAAAAAAGAAATTACCGTAAGTAGGTTGCATTATGATTTTTTCAATAAACTTTTTATCTCAATGAATATCAGTCGTGATGATGTAACAAAAACCGTAGATATAATATTTGAGGTTATGAAGTCTAATAAAGCAGATCATATAGCTTCTCGTTTCGTTAGCTGTGATGATGAATATTTAGATATTGAATTCACAGTCAATCAATCAATCGACACAATAATTAAGCTTAATGATGATTTAATTGATGCGATGGTTGAACTGGATGAGCTACCATCCCGTATAATACCGAGATTTACGGTGTCCCACTTACCTGAACTGGGGTTATAGAATGGCAATTACAGGAAGTGATTTTATAGTCCAAGCAGAAAAAGTTCTCAACGCTGACTCAGAAGAAATATCAATTAGATGCTCAATTAAAAATTCTTATTATGGTGCGTACCATAGAGTACGTTCCATTCTATCTCAACCAATAGTTGAGTACAGTGGAATGGGCTCCCATAGGAGCTTCATCGAATACCTTGGTCAAGAAGCTTACCGCTACGAAAAGAAAATACAAAGAAAAACCCTGAGAATATTGAGCCTAAGATTGGGTCAATTAAAGAGCGAAAGACATAAAGCTGATTATGAATTAGATTTAAATTTAAAAACAGAGCATGCAGAGCAACAGCTTGATCTTGCGAAGAAAGTAATCAATACCTGCAGCGATATAGAACAAAGCGAAGTTGCATAAATAACCCTCGTAACTTTAGAATCATAGCGTTAAATTTTGCTAAACAGTAAATCGACGGAAGAATATTATACTCTTCCGTCATTAATATAAAATTTATTGTGCGTTCCTCTTAGTCAAATCCAAACTTTAGTCCCATCACTAAGTTCGACTGTTGTCGTCTCATTTGTCTTAACTGTATTACTTTCGCATTTATTCGAGATGCTCTATTAAGTGCACTTTTAATCTTGCTAGATTGTTATAATGTATCTCAAGTGAACACCATGAGGTTAGCCCCCACAATCTACGAATCCCCAACAACACCTCGAATAGAATGCTGTGGTAAATTATCAGCGAACTAATAAACATAGAGAAAATTCACTCCTCTTCGCCTTCCGCTTCCACGATGTGTTTTGTTAATTTTGACATTGGTATGGTCACAGCCCAACGATCTAAATCAGACAGGGAAAGGATCTAGATTAAGTATAAATAGATCGCAATGTCATTTTAGTGACATTAATTGACATAAAAGGATCTAAAACTTTAATTTAGGTGTTCATATCGTTACTATACGAGTAAATCAGTTAAGTGATGTTAAATTATGAAAGTTTTAGTTAGAGGTGTCGAAAGTGAATCAAGAGTTACTTTAATGTTTAAGTTAACTCGGCTAGATAGTGAAAACGTTAAATCAGCGTTGATGGATTATTTGGTTAAAGGTTACGAGCCTAATGATGCAGCTTTGCTTAATGGTGTTAAACAACAAAATTTTAATCGTGCGTTAAAACGATTAAACGACATTGCCTCAATTGTTGAAGATATTAAAAATCATGATTGGGAACGATTTAAGAAAGCCAATTGCTAATTGGCTTTCTTAGTTACTTACTCAGCCCTTTCAATTTTTCAACCGTTCTCAGACCAGCAAGCCCCAACATAGCCAGTGTTAATTCCATCATTACATCAAGTGGTAATTCTGGTGCACCGGCATCTGGCATTAACCATTGTAATAATGGATTGATCACGAAGGCGAATAAAAATCCAATGCCACACACCCACATTAAAAATGGTCTTGCGCCAGCAACAAATGTACTGCGGTGTTGTGCTTGAACTTGCATGATAGCCGCTTGTGCCAGGGCTGGTTTTTGTGCGAGTCGCTGCTTTACTATTTCAAGCGTTAATTCTTCTTCATCAGACGTAAACAAATCATCTAAAACACCGCCAACCGCTTGGATTGGTTCGGCGGCGCCTACTGAAAAAAACTTACTGAAAATTCCCATTATGCATTCCTCATGGTTTATGTTTAAAAATTATTGATATGAATTCTTTAGGGTTCTTAGAAATGGCTTTAGCCAGGCTATTTACCCCCGTTAATAAATGCGGTGCAGCATAAGCGGCAATAGCAATCACACCTGTTTGTAAGTCGTTATTTAAATTCAGCCACAAGCAAAGACTCTCTGCTATGTAAGCCGCTAAAATTGCCATTAGCACTGACATGAAGTAGTGCAAAAACGTTATTTTAGTGCCTGATAAATACATTTGAGTTGCTGCTGCCAATAGCGACAGAATACAAATTTGTCCCCATTGGCGCAGGAACGTAATCAATTCGTCCATCATTCTTCTTCCTGTGGGTATAAGTCTGAATAGGTTGGTATTAAGAATTCAATATGTTGATGAGCAGGTAAGTATTCATTCACTTCTTCCATGTCTTGCTGCATCGGTACGACTTCATTGTTGTAGTAAGCACGGGTGATTTTGTCTAAGTCACCAAAGCCTGGTGAATCACCTGATGATTGACCGCTTAATGCTTCGGCTGCACGGTGCATGCTGAGCATATCGTTTAAGGTGATTTTTTTAATTTTTTCAAAATCATCTTTAGTGGCAATATCACCAATGGGCGTTATCTTGATTGCCTTTTCTGCATCGGCTTTACCACTGCGGCTATTAATAAATAAACTGCGAAAGTTACCAACGCCTCTTGAATCACGTATTGCTGCTTTTAATGCATCTTCATCATCAACGGATAAATTGGGATCGGCCATTGAGAAAATAAAGCCCATGTGCGCGCCATTTTTAAAATACTTACGGCGAAATAAAGTCACATCTTCATTGAGCAGTGCCGACTGGATACCGCCATAATATTGAGGTATGCCGTAAATGCCTTGGCTCGGGTCATATTCTTTTTTATGGTAAACCTCGCCTTTATTAAATCGAACAATAGAGCCGTCATTTTTTACCTGGGCGTAAACATCGGGTGTTGTTGTATAGCGCATAGTGACCGCTGGGAGGTGACGCAGTTTAATGACGACGCCAAAGGCATTACGAACAAGCTGAAAATAAGCATTAGCCGCCCAGCAATAGTCAAAGGCAAATTTTTTAAAGGTGCGCTGACTTAATATTGGGTTAGGTTTAAACCATTTTAAAATCATGTTGCGTTTGAAATATAAAATGGGTCCGTGCTGCGCATTAACTCGTAATAACTTAATAAGCCCAGGCAGATTAATAGGGGGAGAGTACAACCCGTTCATGTCTGAAAATATGCCGATATAATCAGTCATGTGATTATCTAAACAGGTTTCGGGGTCGCCAAAACTGAATGTATCTATCTGTTTTTTTTGCGTGCGTTCTTTAGTCATTATAATCCTATCGATGTTCTCATTCCGTCAATGCCACCAGATAATGGTTCGTAAATCATGGCGTGCATGATTGCCCACGCGATATCTGCATGACCTGTTGCGGCGGTTCGGTTGGTTGCATAGCTGATTTGGTCACCTGCTACTTTTTTACGAATGTTAATGAAACTGCTGGCAATGCCCACGGCTCCTTCATCAAATTCGAGTCGTTTTTTACCAATGACATTAAGCGCTTTAATCACCATTTTATTTTTGATATATGGGTTGTAATGGATTGGCATCGCCATCGGATAGAATTTTTGTATTAACTCAAATACACCTAAACCGATGCCTGTGGTATCAACGCCAATATGAACAACGTGATATTTAAGCGTTAGTTCTTTAATAGCATCTGCCATGGCTTCAAAATCGTTGCCAGATAAATCAAGTGTTTCTAACACTCTAAATTTTTCATTAGCGTTTAATGGACAACTTAAAACAACAACCGAGGCTTTATCTATTGTACGGGCGGGATCAAACCCAATGAGCACTGGTTTCATAGCAAATGGACGTGACCAGGTCTCATCGAAATCGGTCCATTTACTACTATTACCTATGCAAGCCATGAGTTGTTTTAGGCTAAATGCACTGTGAGCATCATCGATAAATTTACACATAAACAAATTATCGAATTCTGCTGTCGAATATTCGTTCTCGAGCATTTCAATATCAATGCGGTCAAACCCTTGTTCAACAACATCATGCACGTTAAGACGTTGCCGCCAGATACCATCGTCGCAAAGCTTACCGTGCCGCAGGTTTTTATGGCTAACATCAACGGCAAACTCAACATCGTTACAAGCTTTAGTTTTTCGATACCAACGGCCATTCCATAAATCATAGGCTTCATGACTGGTAACCGATGGCGTACTAAAATAAGTAATTCTAAAATCTTTATGCGTGGCCATCGCCTGAGCCAAGCTACGCAGCTCTTTAAATTTCGGTATCCAAAACACTTCATCAATATACAAATCACCGGATGATGATTGCGCGGTACGTGCATTGGTGGATTTGAAATACAACGTCACGGTCTTGCCATTATGGTGAAGGGCGAGCGGTGAGCCGCTTAACTCAATGTCAAATTTTTCACGACAAAGCGCAATAATATTGGCCTTGAATATTTCAGCCTGATCACGTGATGCCGAAATGAATATTTTATTGCGGCCATGAACAATCGCGTCGTAAAACGCTTCAAAGGCAAAATAGAACGTGGCGCCAATTTGTCGCGGTTTTAGAATGAACCGGCTACGGTAGTCTTGATTATCAAACCAGTGTTTCTGATGCTGATAAAGCAAATCATCTTTGAGCTCGTCCAACATTTCTTTAGTGATTGCAGACACATCGTTTTTGATTTTCTTCTTTTTGTTCCGCTGTTTTTTGTTGGATTGGCGCGACTGGCTTTCATCACCTGGTTCATCAGCGGTATTTGCACGGCCATACTTTTTATTGATGGCGGCTGTTGGTAAACGTGACTGATTGAGGGCGCATTGTTGACGGGTTAAAAAATCGAGTTCTTTGAAATCACTTTCATTTTTGTTTTCTCTGTCAGCCAGTAAAACAATACGTCTTGCAATGGCCGTTTCTGCATTTAGTGACGGACACAATTCATTCCAACTGCCGTCATCGCTCCAACGTCTTAGCGTTCGCGCGCTGGGCATCCCCTCAATTGTTGAAATCTCATCAAAGGTCATGCCGCCAAAAACATAATGGTTTTTGGCAGTTTTGATGATATCGGGGTTGTACTTAAGTTTCATAAATTGCCCAAGTAGGTTAACGGGAGTGTTAATCAATACCAGCAGTTTATAGCGCGAAATGTGTTAATTCTTTATCAATGATTCTGCTTGCTTCCTAAAGTCTATTTATAGGAATTTCAAGGATTTAATGAGGTAGAGGGATAGTGTTTTTAAGTGCAAACTCATGTCTTAAAGTTACATCATCGTTATAGATAAACAAAGGAAATACATCAATGCCACGTAGTTTACGCACAATACCATTATCTATTGCCGCGATGGGATTCACCGTTGATGGTAGAGAAATATCAGAGAAAGATATCGATGACATTGTTGAAACTTACAACTACAAAAAATATGGCGCACGCATCAATTTAGACCATGAATTTAATTGGTCTGGTTGGGCGGCTAAAAACCTACATGGTGTTGATTTAAATGGCGGCATG